TCTGTCTCGCCTTTCATGCCTGCAAATTCCAGCTTGATCATAGCACGTTCTACCCAAAAGAATGTGTTAGAGTCATCGCCGTCTGGGAGGAATCTTACAGCCGATTCACCTCCTTCTTTAAGATTCCAGAAAGGATAAATTGAAAGATCGCCGGTACCTGTTCCGCCGCCTTTTACTTCTTGTTCTTTTAATTTTGCTCGAATTTCTGCTAAAGTTGCCATAGTGTTTCTCCTATAAATGCCTATGTTTTGCCTTCAATGTTCGACACGTGTCAAACAAAATTGCATATGTATTATATGCTAAGATATTTAGTTCTGCAAGAGATTTTTTACTCTAAATTTGTAAATTTTTCTTTTAACCAACCAAAATCGTTTATCAATTTTAATTTATCTGCATCATTTTGATAAGCCAATGCGTAGTTTTTCCCTTGTACTGCACCTTTGACGCTGTACTCACCAAATGGTCTATCGTGGCCCAAATTGCACCAACTATTCAATCTTTTGAGACTTTCATCGTTATCTTTTTTGTTCAAAACGTTTAATGTTAATTTAACACCTTCTCTAAAGGCACTACGCCAGGTACTAAATTTGTCAGTGTTAAAATTGGTAATATTGGATATTTGTTCGATGATTTTTATTTTGTCATTGATACTAGTCGTCATGTCCAAAGTACTGACGTCGACGTCAAGTGTTTGTTTTTTTGGTAATAATTTTACTGCGCCATAACCATATATCAAATCATTTATGGGATTTTGACTGAGAAAAATATGTACACAATCTAAGTCATATTCAGGCACAATATAGTCAAAATTAAAGCCATCAAGTATTGTAGCATCGCCATCCACTGCCCAAAACATTTTGGTAAATGTCATTTTAGCAGCCTGTTTGTGTGCTGCATGTATACCTAACACTCCGTTTAACCGTTTGGCTGTTAAAAATCTTTTAGATAAAAGATTCCAGTTATCGTTAGCATTAGGCTCATTGTTGCTAATAAAAATTATATCGTACATAATATGTTCTATAAATATATCAAACTATATTTACAAGAACATGGACATTACACCTGGCAAACCTATAAGAACTTATGCTGAAGATGGCAGTTGGAGAGATTGGAGTACTGACGAATTAGTTGGTGCAAAATTAAATTACCTAAGCGACTGGAAATGCGGAGCTGGAGTTGATAGTCTATATATTGACATGGATGGCGGGGTATGGACGGCCAGTTGTCGTGTAGGAGGAAAATTAGGCAGTGTTTGGGAAGATTTCACTTCACCAGATGATTGGTTAACTTGTACTAGAAATGTCTGTAGTTGCGGCGCAGATTTGTTTATACCAAAAACTAAAACTATAGACTTTAAACCATTATTGTTAAGAAGTCAAAATTTACCTACTAATCATAATATCAAAGATAACAATTTAACAAATTTCGTCGGCATGGAAAGAACACATGCCAGCAACCAAAAACAGATATATTGGGAAATAGGTCGTAGATGTAATTATGATTGTAGTTATTGCTGGCCGTGGATACACAATAACACCGACCCTCATAAGCCGTTAGAAGATCTAATGAGGGCCACACACTTAATCGAACAAAAGTTTACCAAAGGCGAAAATGTTAATTTTATAATTAGTGGCGGGGAGCCTACTGCTAATAAAGATTTTTTAGATTGGCTGCGATATTTAAATGCCTGTGGTCATCATGTGAGCTTGCATAGTAATGGCAGTCGTAAACCAGACTATTATAGAGAAATCATTCATTATGGTGATTTGAATCTAAGTGTTCATTATGAATTTTATGATCGTGCTAAATTTATAAAAGTAGTTGAAGCAATAGCTGATGAAAAGGCTAAAAATAATAATCATAAGGTAGGCCATCTAGAAATTAAATTCATGATGGCGCCACATAATAGAGAGGAAACTCTCAGTTTAGAAGAAGAACTTAAAAACTTGCCACATTTTAAACAGCTTTGCACCTGGGCTATTGTTCCTATTCGAGGCGATTTAAATAATAAAAATAGTGCTCCTAATCAAGGTTCTGGCAGTGAAGTTATGGATGGTTATACTAGGGAAGACTATATTTTATTTGGTGATCGTAAATAATCTATTTAAAAAATATGAATAAAACTAAAACTCTTTGTCATATGGCATGGGATTATCCCATGTTTTTTATGTTCACAAATTCTGTTGGTTATTGTTGTAGAGCTCCTCGACTGTCAATTGATGATGAATTGTTAGATGAAATGGGCGAAGATTTTTGGTCCAATCATCCTAAATTTGTTGAAAGAAGAAAAGCATTACTCGAAGGCATTAAACATACTGACTGCGATACTTGTTGGAGTCTGGAAGATGCTGGGTTTAAAAGTTCTAGAAATGATAGTCATATAGAGGATTTTATGAAAAAGAATGACAAAAACTTTTATAATATGCCATTCTCTGAATATAAAAATTTTCTAGGAATAGAAAAGAGTAATTATTCTAATGTTATTGAAATTGTATTAAACAATACCTGTGATGCTAAATGCACCTATTGTAGTGAATTTTATAGTACTCAGTGGCTTACTGAAAAGAAAAAATATAATGAAGTTTCAAGATCTTATAGTCCACAAGATCAAAGAAATCCCAAAGCAGAAAAACTATTTTGGTCTTGGTATGAAAATAAAGTTATTTCTACTAATAATCGTTTTGGGTTTATTGGTGGGGAACCTTTGATTATTGATGCATTATATGAATGCTTTGATAAATTATTAGAAATACATGATAGAAAAATTAAAGATACAAATCTAAATAAAATGGAATTATGTATTACCAGTAATATGAATACTCCACCGGCATACTTTGAAAAGTTTTTAAATTATATACCAAGATTAGAAAAATATTTTAAAATTATTATACAAGTAAGCGGTGAAAATATAGGTGACGATTTGGAATATGTAAGACATGGTGTTAAATGGGAAAGATGGTCAAAAAATGTTGAGCATTTACTCAAACATACAAATGTACATTTGGCATTTTTGCCTTGCCTTAATATCTTGTCAATTCCTAGATTTCATCTATATTTGGATTATTTTGTGGATCTTTGCAAAAAATATAGATACATGCTCATACATAGTAATATTGTTACTCATCCTATAGAACAAAGTCCTTTAATGGCTCCAAAAGAATTTACTTTATATTTTGATAAGTGTATAGATATTATAAAAAATCTCATAAATGAAAGTCCTGAAAAAAATTCAGATCCTAGATCATACTATGCATCTTATATAAATTTTTTAGACTGGCTTAATAAAACTAAAGATGCTATCAGCAATAATCCCTCTGAAAAAGAGGAAAATGAAAATGCTACTAAGTTCTTTAATTTTTTTAGTCATTTAGATTTTAAAAGAAAAACTTCAATGTTAGAAGTATTTCCAGAAATGAAGCACTTTTATGATATTGGTTCTAATGGGATAGCCAACAATAATAAAATTATCTCCATTCAACAAATTAAATGATTAGTAATAGCCAAACTTTATGCACACAGTTATGGAATCATGCAATAGTTGATCTTGCAAAGAAAAAAATAAGAGCGTGTTGTAAAACCCCATCAATTCAACTTAGTACTGAAATTATTAATAATTATGGAACTAATATATTTTTAAATTTGCAAGATTTAAAAAATGACAGAGAGTTGATGCTTAATGGTGGCAAGCCTAAAAGATGTAGTACGTGTTGGGTATTGGAGGAACAAGGTAATTTTAGTTTTCGAAGTACCCCTGATAAATGGCATCAATATTTTGATCAATTAGGCTACACTGATTATCGAGTTTCTAATCATCCTAATAATTTGGATATTCAGTTAGACAATTATTGTGATCTTAAATGCATATATTGCAACGAAGAATTTAGTAGTCAATGGCAGTCTGAAAAAGAAAAATTTGGTGAGTTAAAAAATTATATTCCTATTCATAAAGATAGTCCTGAATTCACCGAATTATTTTTTAAATGGTTTGATAGTATCAAAGTGTCACTTGAAAGAATTGCATTTTTAGGTGGCGAACCTCTTATAAGCCCAAGATTTTATGAATATTTAGATAGAATTTTGAGCAGCTATCATGATGAATTTCCAGACAAACTGGAAATTAATATTATTACCAATTTGAATACTAAGGAAAATTATTTTAATAGATTTATTAAAATGATAGAAACGTATAAAAATAAAATTAAATTCAATATTAATATATCCATGGAGTCATATGGAACGCATGCCGAGTTAATACGTCACGGCCTTAATTTTGATCGTTTTAAAAATAATTTAGAAAAATTAGCATCCATTGAGGGAATAATACTTACTAACATAACATCTATTAATTTATTATGCTTCCCAACGTTACATAAACATTTAAAATTAATCATTGATCTAGAGGAAAAATATGGAATTCATTTTGATATTCATGGAAATCTAGTCACTTGGCCTAATCATTTACAAATAAATTTAATGGATAAAGATTTAGGGGAATGTTATATTCAACAAGCAATAGCAATTCTTAAAAATAAAAATCATGATGACTACATTAAATTCTTAAATACAATGATAGAAAAATTTAATTTTAATCAATTAAAAGGATCATCTTCTCATACTAAACTTATTTTAGAGTTAGACAAATTAGGTGCTCGAAGAAACGTAAATTATAAAGAAATATTCAATGAATACAAATATATCTGGGAATAAAAAAATCTGGGAAATAATTGAACAGCCAAGCTTAGATGAACTTGACAAACATCAAGAAAATTTAACTGCGAGCAACTTCAGAGGACCACCTTTAAGCAATTTTATGTCTGAGCCAACTTTTCTTGCTAAAGTTGATCCATCTAACGTGGCCTGTAGATTTAAATGGGATTACCCTATAGTTAATCTAATGAGCGGTCATATTCGTACCTGTTGTCGTGTTCCTAAACAAGTTATAACACAAGAAGACATAGACAAGCATGGGACAGATGCTATCCAAAACTTGCCATATGAACAAGATCGTCGAAGAGAAAAATTACTAGGCATTACCCACAAAGATTGTGAATCCTGCATTAGATTGGAATGGAATAATTCTGAGTCACCTCGCGGTAAAATAGCTGATTTTGTAAACGCTTGGGTCATTGATGCTAATAACGGATATCCAACAAAAGTTCGTGATGCAGAATCTTGGCATAATCAATATATCCCAAAAACAGAAAACGATCTTCCTTATAATCATCCTTTATTACGAGCAGATAGTCCAGATATGATTGAAATCATATTAGGCAATCATTGTGATTTAAAATGTACTTATTGTTCAGTTCACTATAGTACACAGTGGCAAACAGAATTGATTAAATTTGGTGACATTAAGAAAGAAGATATTGATAAACATTTCCCAGCTGCTCCAGAAAATCTAGAGGAAGTATTTTGGGAATGGTTCTATGACGTAGGACGTCACACTGGCACAGTTATCAATATTTTAGGTGGTGAGCCCACATATATGCCAAAATTTTATACTGTAATGGAAAAATTGACGGCTGCCTACAAAGACTTAGGTAAAAAAGATCGACATGTTGAATTAGGCATATTATCTAATATGAATACTAAACAACCACAAATGGATCGATTTTTAAATCTTCTACCTGAATTAACCAAGTATATGTTTTTACGTTTACAGCCTAGTATTGAAGCTTTAGAAAAACGAGCAGAATATATTCGTTATGGGTTAGATTGGAATCGATTTGAAGGCAATATTAAAAGAATATTGAGAGAACGTTCCAAGTATGGGTTAACTCCTGACAATTTTGGTATGGGATTTCAAATGGCATTAAATAGTTTTAGTGTATCCAGCTTGCCTGATTTTGTACATTGGACCAATGGATTAATTAATGAATATGATTTTGAAATTGGCTTGATGAAAAATGTAGTAAGTTTTCCTAGACACCATAATCCGCATGTTCTCACCCCAGATTTTAGCTCGTATCTTGAACAGGCTCGTGATTATATTGACATATATGCTGAACGCAATGATAGACAAATTAGAAGTATTTCAGCTAGAAATCCTAAGGTACCTCCTCACGGGAGTTGGATTAGCTATAATAGAGATTTATTAAATAGTTTAGTAGATTCTGTTGGTAGTGATTATCGTAGCGAATATGATATTGAAAGTAGGGCACATTGGTATGAATTTGTCGAATCTATGAAACATAGAAGAAAAGTTGATGTTTTAGAATACTATCCTGAAATGACTAATTTCTATGAATTATGTAAGAAACATGCTCATTGGCCTACTCCATAAGATTTCAATCTTTAGGTTTTAATAATTATTTTTTATAAAGACAGCTAATTCTTTACTGAATTCATCTACTGCTAACTGGCTAGGATGGGCGGAATCTGTCTTATATTTTTCATGTTTAAGTATTAAGCTATTCCAATTCCAGTCATAACTTTTTATATCCCCTCTTGGATACCAATTTTTCCAATTAATATGCTCATCATATCCTATATTTGAATATCTAGGATATTTAGGATTCACAGGGAATCCATATAAACTATTAAAAAAACAATAATTATACTTGTGATTTTCTAAATATTGTTGCAGCAGAAAGATTAATGAACTATGACGCCAATACCCTGTCATTCCCATTCCATCATATTTTTCCCACAATTTTTCCATACCCTCTAATGAATTAAGAACTTCAATTCGTGATTCTAATTGTTTTGTTTTAGGCTGTTCTTTTTGAAATGCGTATTTCCAATGTGAAATAGCTCTTACATTTATATTTAAATTTTCACCGTTATCCCATATAAAGAATGGCCATCGTTCTGGCTCAGTCCACCCAACAATCACTAATGTGGTATCAGGGTTCAAACTATTTTCATTTTTTTTGAGATAATCTATTAAAGAATTGGCAATGTGGTCATTACATTCACCCGATATTGATAAATCAATTACATTGCAATTGAATATATCCCCCAATTTTCCAGATAACTTTTTATTTTTAAATATTTGTTTTTGCTCGTCAGTAAATTGCTTAAAAGCATCAGGCCATGAAGTAAATGGTGGTATATTAAAATCTTTATAACAAAGATCAAATCCATGTACAAAACTACACCCATTAATTATAATATTTTCAATTTTCATTTATAAAATTCCACAAGTTAGGAAGATAATTTTTCATATCTGTTTGTCTATAATCATCATGTATTTTTAAAAAATTACTTAATTTATTTCTATATGCTTCTACTGTGGAATATTCATATTTGTTGTCATTTGGCAAATTAATAAAATTAATAATAAATTCTTTATGACCTATTTTAGGAGCATCAAAATTATATTTACTAAAGTCTATTTTTTCTATTTTGTTTACTAATATCTCTTTTAATTTTAATGGCAAATTTTTGACACATAGCATTTTAGGATCATGAATTAAATTTGCAAACATAATTGGACACCCATATGCATTTAATTCGTTTAATATTTCCTCTAAGTTTAAAATGTTTAAAATACTAGCAGTGGGGTATATTTTAATAAAAAATGGTTTAGATAATACAGCATATTTTTTAATATTATCATCTATTTTATTCCATTTAGCAGGCCATCTTTGATATTCAAACCTAGTACCAATATCGTCTATACTTAAAAATAAATTTACTCTTTTAAATTGCCCAAGCAATTTTATTAGTTCATCAATATATATTGTTCCATTTGTGTTTAGTGTTAAATTAATATTTTTAGATAAATTTGCATCTACTAAAAACTTGATATAATCTAATACTTCATCATTAATCAATGGTTCACCGCCATATATTAGTAAATGTTCAAGATCAGCTGACATATCATGTAATGCCTGTAACCTTTCTCCTTGAAATTTTTCTAATGAAACTGTTTTATAGTAATCAGTTGGGATTAAGGGCAAGTTTAATTTATTAAATTGATTTTGCCACAAGCTACTTAAATATGGGCTACATATACGACAAGCTAGATTACATTTATTAGATAGTTTTAAACTGAGATAATTTACAACAGGGTTATTGAGATTATACTTACTATTATACTGATTTTGTTGGCGTAAACTGAAAACGCCTGCTTCCTCTTCAGTCCAACATCTTATGCACTCTTCTGGTTTTTCCCCTGCTAAAAATTTCTTTCTTAATAGATTGACATCATCACTATTCCAAATAGTATCTAGTCTATCTTCTAAAATATTAAAAATACGTGACTCATCCTTATGAATTACTTTGCGTATTTTACAACATATTTGACAGGATCCTTCAGGACTTATCTCCAAACTGTTAAATGGCATTGCACAAAAATTAGATGTCATTATAGTATACTCTGTAGTTCTAGAAATAAATCTTTAGCTGATTCCTTACGCAGCTCATCTTTTAATTTAGTATCTTTTCTAAAATCATTCAATGTATGTGATTGATCTTGAGTAAACATATACTTAATAACCTTATCAATCTCCTTATTTGCTTGTTCACTATTGCCTAAGATTGAAATATCATTTTTATATTGTTCCCAGTGTTGCTTAACTTGATCCTTAAGATCAGCTGGCAATGATGTAATACTATAGAAATTTGGAAACTCTAATATATTAAAATATATATTATTTAATTTTATTATATTTTGTTCAACTAAAAATTTATGTAATTTGCTAATATGAAAAGCATTCAATATACTAATTGTTGGGCTAAACTGCATATATGCATGTGGGCACTTGCTAACAATATATTTTAAATTGTCTAATACTACTTCCCATTTAGACCCGTGTCTAATATAGGATAAATGTTCCCAACCTGCGTCTAAACTCAAACCTAATCTAATATTTTTAAATTTTACCCAATAATTATCAACTACATTCTTATCTTTAAAAAAAATTTTAGTACAATTAGTATTGTATCTTAATATTGTATCAAATTTTTTATATAATATAAGTATATCTAATATTTTATAATGATCTTCTAATAGCAGAGATTCACCGCCACAAAAATAAATTTCCTCAATTGAATCAATATTTGATTCAAAAAATTCAAAAAATTCAGTAGTATCGTCAAATGCTTCTTTTAAAACTTGAATAGGCTTATTAATATACTTACGTTCTTCTTCAGCAATTTTACTACTATTAATACTATCACATGTTCTACATTTTAAATTACATAAATTAGAAAACCTAACGTCCCAAGTTGATATTTTTGAATCAATTATAGTTCCGTCTTCATTGAATTTTATATTTTCTATTAAATGACCATAATGCTTATTTGAATAATTTCTATAAGAATTTTCAGCATAGTCTCTTTCTGGTAAGCTGCATCTACTACAACTTTTAGGAAGATTAGGTCCATTGAGCATCTCTTTACGCAATAATTTTAGTTTTTCATTATTATTTGAGTAAATTTCTTTAATAGGAGTAGTTTTAGTATTGCCTAAAACATATGATTGATTGATACAACATGGTAATGCATTGCCATCAGTCCATACACATGCATGTATAAATGGCTGAACGCAAAAATGATTAGATTTTAATAGATCTTCGGGATTCATAATTTATTGTTCTTTAGTACTCATTATGTCAAAATTACAATGACACATTTTTTTAGTACATATAACAGGAACCATAGGCAATTGTAAATTGTTATCCTCAATGTGCCCAATTGGCCCGCCTTCTTTGCACCAACCCCTATGAATACTTCCATCCATGTCTACTATTAATTGCTCAATTCCAGCATAACATTTCCACCCGCTCCAATCATTGGATTTTTCGCTGATAAATCTATGTGCGCTGGAAACTTGATTTGAGCCATCTTCGTAGATTTTACGCATTGCTCCTCTATAATATTCAAATGTCTTTGTAAATTTAATATGTTTAGAAATCAATTCGTGTTGTTTGTCAAAAATTTTCTTTTGAAAATCATTATACTCAAATAAAGTATCGCCAAAGTCATGTATTAATGGTTGTAATGCCATTGAGATATTACCAAGATTTTTAACTTTATTTGCTACGGCATAACAATGATCAAACTTTTCAGGACTCATCATAATATTAACATGAGTTCTAACATCATTATTTAAACATTTTACTACATCAATAAAATGAGTATCGTCTGCATGTTCAGGATGAAAACTTAGACAAACATGATCAAAATATTGTTTATTTTCCTCCCAATATCGTATTGTTCGTGAACCATTACTAATTAATCCTACTTTAACATCCATATCCCTACAGAATTTACAAATATCAATAAAGTGTTTATACATTGTCACTTCACCGCCTGTAAATTCAAAATAGATATTTTTATGAAAATAATGATTTTTTACTTTGGTAATAAATTTTTTAATAACTTGAGGATCTGGCCAACGTTTACTTCCATCATGCAATGCAGAAGGGCAGTAGCTACATTCATAATTACAAGTATTGCCTAAACACCAATTTACAACAAACCAATCATTATGATTGAGGTTTGAATGCTCTAATTTTATATATTTAATTTCTTCAGTCATTTTCTATTAAATCAACTCTGTTATGAGGGCGATATACCATTTTAAAAAATTTAGATTGCTCACTTTCTAAAGTGCTCACACTTAACTCCAAGTTATTTACTAATTCTTTTGCATAAAAATCTAATCTTTCAACGAGGTCAACTTCTTTAACTTGATTATGCCACATGTCTGTTAAGTAATCAAAATCTCTAACATTACGATAATCCCAATCAGTTAAATTAGTCATATAACAGCCGTGTCTAGCACCCATCATAGCCCATAATCCATTGCCAACATCACTACCAATATTACACCAAATCATCAATCTATGCAAGTTTTTCCAATGCACGCCTTCTTTTACAGTAACTTTGGTCAACTTGGCGCCTCTGTCAAGACTCATTTTAACGCCTTCCCTAAACCCTGCTCGCCATGCTTGAAATGGTGTGGCATTATTGTGTACATCGCTATAGCAGCCATTCATTTGAATATATTGATTATCCCAACAAAAGTCAACTTGACCCACACTGTCTTTAGGCTCGGCATTTTCATGAGTACGCATATTCATCACAAAGTCTACAGTCCAACATTTTAGCCCACCATTACCATACATTAGGCCATTAATAATATTATATCCACTCCAACTGATCACACTGTTTTCTAAATTGGGATATTTGTTTATGTCTATTTCTATATTTAGAAAATCTGCACGAATTATATTGTCACCATCTACTGTGGTAAATCTTGGAGTTTCACTTAACTGAGCACAGGCTTTGTGGGCACTGTCACTGCCTTTGACCCCATGTACACGTTTGGCCCAAGGTACTTTGGTCAATAAATCTGCATAATTTTTCTCAGCATTGGGCTCGTCATAACTGAGATATATGATATCATAATCGAGGGGTCTAAATACTTTTGTCATATTTTTGTTCTAATATATTGATATTTTTCAAAGATTTTTCTTGCATATATACTAATCCTGACTTCATCCTCATCTACTCGATCAAATGGTAATATGCAATAAAAGTTATTAATTAACTCAGTCATGGGCACTTTTAATGTTTTATATAACACATTAGGGTCATTGAATTCTGTTAGATATATTTCGTAAGTTTGATCAAAATATAATTTCCTATCACGTAATGATCGTGCTAGTGTTCCATTAATATATATTTTCCAGCAAGTTTCTGCATAGTCTTGGATAACAGTGATGTCGTTAGTGGGGTCGTATTCTAAAGGTATACTTGTATCTATAATAGCTGGGAATTGAAATATCACATCATGTACACTTTGTAGTATTTCTTCTTGCTCATCTAATCGAATGAATGCATAATCCTTAGCATCTGGACTGAAGATAACTTTGTAGTTATGGATAACATCTGTGCCTTCTAATAAGTTTTTAACTTGACTAAAAGTCACTGTGACTGATGGCAATGTCTGATCATTAGCCATATTGGATATGCCTTTTATTTCGCCAGTTTCAGGTTCATAAAACACAAACCTAAAATCATCTTGTTTAAGTTTGTTGTCGTAGGATTTTAAATCCTCTTCAGTAATATCCCATTCTACTTGTAACATTTAATTTATTCCCGTGATTTTTTCTAATTGATTCAATATATAATCTGTTAAAAAACTATATTCTGTATAATGGAATAAGCCGTGTTGTTGATAGTTGCCTATTTTAAGTTCACATTTTTTATTAAAATATGCCCCTATACTATCCTGCCAAGACTCAGTGGGACTCTCCCAATTTTGAATCATGGGCTTCATATGTGTAAAAGTTATGGGAGCATTTTTATGACTGATTAGATTTTCACAGTCTAAAATCTTAGCAGCTAAACTCACACTGACATCCATACTGGGTAATTTAGGGTAGTTCACATTGACATACCGCCCATAAAATAACTCCCAATTATTAGTAATATCCTCAACCCAATTAAAATATTCTTTTGCATAATCGCTCTTTTTAAAATAAGCTGCACCAAAATATAGGTTTGGCAAATTATTACTGTCAAATGTTTTTCTATAATATCTACCAGTTACAACTTTACCTCTATAATCCAACACATTGCTAGTCATTAATACGTCATAATTTTTTGCATAGTCCCACCAAAGATCTAAATTAGAGAAGGCTAACATGTCAGCGTCTAATAAAATAGTTTCATCGTATGGGCTACAATGATAAAGTTTCCATCTATCTTCAGTCTTAAAGAAAGTATTTGATTTATTTTGATCGCGCCAAGGTACTGGGACTATTTGATCAAATACCAAACGATATTTTTCAGGAATTTTATTGTCAGTAACCAAGCTTATATCAGCATTGGGCATATGATTTTTAATACTCAAAGCCAAAGCATAGGCAGATCGTGTATATTTTTTTAATTTGGCATCTTCGGCAAAGATTAAAAATCCTTTAGACATTTAGTTCCTCATTTAATAATCTGCTTATACTAAACTTATTCATAACATGAACATTAATTCCGTTAGTTTTCATAAAAGTATATTCTCCACGATATTTTTCTTTTTCGATTAAAAATTTCATCTCAGTATTGGTATGTTCAAGTAATATGTCTTTGTCAATTGTATAATATAATTTTCCTGGTAAATCGTGTGCCCATGTACCGTTTTGATAACCATTCATAACATGTATGGCAATACTAAAAGCAAAGTCATTTCTATATAAACTTTGCTCTATTTGATAAACATATCTGTAATAATTCCAATTTTCTTGTATATGATTTAGGTAGTCAAAGAAGATTTCAGTATTTTTATTTTTTCTAAAAAAGAACACAGTGGCCCAATAAAAGTCAATACTTTTATCACTTAGGGTAATCAATCTTGGGTCGTATCTATATCCACTGAGATCTACAGCTTGTTTATGTATTAAGAAATCATGCGGCTGTTGCCAACAATATTTTAATATGTCATTGTTAATTAGATAGTCGCAATCAATGACCAATGTTTCATCAAAAGGACTTAACTCAAAACTTTTAACACGAATGTCATTTTTAAATCTTAATTTTTTATGAGTCATCGCACCATCAAAATATTGACGATATTGTGGAGCAGAATCATATACTAAAAATCTTTCTTTGGTATTTTCCCACAAATCATATCTAATTTTATCTTTAGTGTTATTATGTGCAAGATCATAATTTATTAGTGATATCCATAAAACTCTTTCATGAAATAATATATCACCTTTGGTAAATTTAGTTTGCTGCGTTAATTCCTTGACATTTTCTAAAACAACGTCATATTGGTCTAGGCTAAATTTTTCTTTTTCCTCATATTCAGTATGACATCTATATAAAGTATTTTCGTACCAAACGTGTTGTCCTACCAAATAAGGCAAATTAGGATACCATTTGTCAATGTCAATACCTTCATAAACTCTAGTAAAATTATCCTCAATTTTATAAGTTTTTTGAATGTTAGTATTAACTACATTTACAGCTTCTTTTTTTACTTTATCAATATTACTCATCCATAAAGAACGTTTAAACAGAACAATATCTCCCTTAGTTATTTCCTCAATGACTTCGCTATCTCGAACACAATCAACTAATGAAATATATTTGTCTTTACTAAATGTTTCCCCTTCAGTATATTGTATAGCACATCGGTATAATGTGTTTTCATACCAAACGTGTTGTCCTACCAAGTAGGGCAAATTTGGATACCATTTGTCGATGTCAATGCCTTC